TCGACTTTGTGAGCCAGATGTATTCGATTGGGTCGTAATCTTCTTCTTCCTCGTCTTCGGGTTCAGCAACGCTTTTTACTTCCCATCTTCTTTTCAGACTTCTCATGGGACTTGGATTCTGCACCTTCATGCTTGTTCTTTTTCTTCTTGAGATTCTTGAACTTAGAAAGTGAGTCAGCGATATTGGGTTTCATAGGTTACTTTTTGAACATCCAATCCCAATACTTGCCTTGGTCAAATGTATTTTCTTGGGTTACGGTGGGTTTTTCGGCTTCGGGCTTAGGACCAGCATGCTTTGGAGCACCAAAAAGTGCACCCTTGGCAAACAGCCCAAGGCCTCTCAGCCAGTGGGCGTAATTGGTAGGGTCAAATTGCATTGCGGTAGCACCAGTTCCAGCAGGTGCGTTTCCACTTCCACCCATTGAAGCAACCCACTCATCATACGCAGGAGTTCCCATCTCGGGCATCTCGTAAGGATTGGTGGGGTCGGCTACAATCTGGGGAAGGTCTGGTTCGTTCGGGTCCATGTCACCCATGTCTTCTCCACCCAACTTGTATTGCTGGAAAGGCTTAGCCCAAGGAACGCCCTGCCAATTGTCATTTGGATTAGGTTTGGCGTTTGGATTAAAGGACGGACCGCCAATAGTAGGGTAAGTAAAAAAACTCATTTCTTTAAAGGTAAGCCACGAACATAATGGGAGGCTTGTTTGGAATCAACCAAAACCTTATCTTTGACCCTATACTTCTTGTTATCTCGGCAAATGGCGATGACCTTTATGCCGTTTTCGTGCTCAACCTCAAGCAGACGGCTATTCGGATACCAATTACTGACCACTTTACCTTCCCACTCAAGTCCATATAGGTCTTGAACGGTATTAGTGACCGCCAGTTCTTCCAATCTTCCGCTTCCTTCGGGGTCTTTACCCAAATAATCAACGATTTTGTCGGCTTCCTTAAGCCCTTTAAACCATTGGTGCAGGAATTCGACCCCCAAGTCAGTCCAAATGATGGTTCTCAAATGCTCGGGCTTCTTGGAAGGCTTCCTAAACCACAATTCCTTACCATCAAAATTCGCATGGAGAGCACGGACATCCCTTAAGTCAGCAACGCTCCACCCATATTCGGCAGACAATTCCTTTTCGGTGTGCATAACCCCACCGTAACCAGCAGTTTTCCAATGTCAACCCCTGTATTTTATCCTCTTTTCTATCCACTATTCTATTGGGGGAAGTCCAGTACACCCCCCTAGTGTAATCTATTTCACCCCCCACAGGAAATAGGCTTCACCCCTGCCTTTTTAACGAAAAAATGTACATGTGTGAATGCGTGTGAAAAGCGGATAGCACAAACCAAGAAGCCCCCCCGCCCCCGAAGGGGCGAGAGAGCGTTGGTTTTGGGCAATGCCGTGACAGGTCAGACGCCTTTGATGAACAGGGCGATGACGAGCACGAGCAGGATGGTCACGAGCACTTCTTCACGACCCACTCGTTGACTTCTTTGAGCACACGCTCGTTCTCCACGACCTGTTCGAGGACCGTGGACTGCTTGGCGTTGTCGGGGTAGTAGGTCGTGCCCTTGATGACCTTTCGGGCGGCCCACACATAAGCCTGTTGGGCTTTGACGAGGGCGTTGACCTGCTTGCGGGTGAGAGCCTCGGAGGAGGCGTTGGCGTTCTTGGGTTTCATGGTTGGTTGTGCCTAGCGGCGACTTATTTATACCATGGCTTGGGCAAACACAACAGAGGCATCGTGCGTTTGTATTGATGCATGCTGTGCTTGTTGTTCCCATTCCACTTGTTGTTGTTAGATGCGTTGAGTTGCCTCAACACCGTTAATTTTTTTGACCTTTACAGTAATTAACTGAATAGGTGTTTCCAGATGAGATAGAGGCCGTTGATTAATGCCCAGCAGATTAATTCTGCGGAGATAATTACGATGCCTGTCGCAAGGAAATTAATCATTCCAGTTAGTCTCCTCGTTGTCCTCATCGGAGTCATCAGCCTTGTCGTAGGTGATGCACATGAGGAATGATACAGCCTCGCTGTAATCCTGTGCGTGATTGTTGACGACTTCGACAATACGCTGGGAGACACCAAGGTCTACCTTACGCCATGCTTTGGAAGCCGCACCGATGAGAGCAAACACATTGCCATCAATGTTGCTCCAATCGACAATCGGATACTTGTGAGGGCTGATGCTCGGAGGAATTGCTAGTTCAGCGAGCATAGCGTTGATGTTTTCGTTCTTGGACATGTTATGTCTTGGGTTGTTGGGTTGTTGTTTGTGGGTTATTTCTTCTTGCCCTTGCGAGCAGTCAGATTGTGAGGAGGGAGGATGCCCTTCATGCGGAGGCGGTGCTGGTCACGAACCATCGCCATGTTCTTGGGAAGCGGAGGCTTGGCGTGAGCGGAGAGAATACGCTTCTCACGCTCGACAAGTTCCTGCTCACGCACCATGTCGATAGTGCCACGCAACAAGCAGTTAACGATGACCTTCATGCGGCTCGTGTCACGCTTGGTTGCGATTTCGGTGAGCGTGTCGAGGAGTTCGACAGGCACTTCGACCATGACAGGCTTCACACCATTCTTGATGTATCGAGCCTTCATGGAAGCGTTGCGTTTCTCACGCATCGCTTTCTTGGCGGCCTTCGCATCACGAAGGATTTGACCTTTCTGTTCGTTGGTTAGCGTTTCCCATTCAGCAGGACGAGCCACGACTTGGGGAGTCGTGGACACGAACGGATGCGTGGATTTGATTGCCATCTTGCTCTCGATGTTGGAGAGAAGGTTGGCGAGGTTACCGATGTTTTTCATGGGTGTTTGGTTGGGTTTGGGTTTGGTTTGGGTTGGGGGACAAAGAAACTGGTGATTACCACCAGCAGTAATAGTAAACTTCGTAGCCTTCATCGATTGCGTTGAGAGCCTTGTCGATGAATGCGTGGTCGAGTGCGATGTCTTCTTCACGAGATGTGCCCCAGAAGAAACCTTCGCCTCGTTCAGCATACGCATTGCCGTTCGTTTGGAGATGCATTCGCAACGAGAGAATGTCATCACGAGTGAGCGGCATGGGCACACAGTTGAAGACTTCGGTGCCGCCCTTGCGGACATACAAGTCTTCCATCCACTTGTTTAGGTCAGCGTGTTTACGCCAAGTCATCAAGTGGATGCGGCCTTCTTCAAGAGCGTTCATCTCATCGTCCGTGAGTTCACGCTCGGTGATGAGAGCAAGGTGTGCAACCTTCGGCTCAACTGCCCAAGAGTTTTGGTCGAGTCCCATGTGATTAGGAGCGGTTGTGGGTTTCGATGCAAGCAACCCAACCATCGATGAAGAGTTGTGCGTCCTTCTTGCGAGAGAACGAATACTCGGAGTCGAGTTGGTCATCGCTGTTGCAGATTGAAACTATCCATTGCTTGCCACGCTTGATGGGAAGCATGTCGATGAGGAAGTTATTCTTCATGGTGATTAGAGCGTGTCTTCGTTGGAGCAGACATCCTCGATAACACCATCGCTGGTGCGAGCGGCAATCGCCCACTTCTTATGGGTGCATTCGATTGCGGTGCAGAAGCCCATGATGAAAGCGTTGGCTTCTTCGTGCGTGTCGAACTCGTGCTCATCATGCACATCACCCTTGGGTTCGTTGTAGATGCGAACGATGAACAGGGTGTAGTCAGCGTTCGTCTTCGGAGTCGGCACCATGTTGATACCGATGAGCGTCTTGTTGAGTTTCATGTGTGAATTGCCTTGGCGGCGGTGGGTTTTGTTGTGGTTTGTTGGTTATGCAATCATGCATGAGGGGTCGGACCTCATGCAGTCATGCGAGATGATTAGGCGTTGTTGGTGTCTTCGCTGGTGTAGAGTTCGCTGGCATCAGCATACTCGATGTTCTCCTTGTTCTTGTGCTCCCAGAGAGCGATATCGCCATCACGAGCAAAGACATCCTGCTCGTGCTTGACGGCATCGACATGGTGCAACCAAGCGTCAACGCCATTGGCTTTGTCCCAGTTGCAATGGACACCGTCTTCGCTGTTGTTGCCGTGCTTGATGAGGAACTCCTTGGTCTCGTGCGTCATGCACGCCAAGAAATCCTTGAAGCGGCAGACGGAATAGATGCGGAAGTTCTTGTTATCGAAAGCCGTCATGCGGAACTTGATGACAGCATCGCTATACTGATGGCGATGAGCCTTCAAGACGGAGGCATAGGCGAGCGAGAACTTGAAGTCGCCTTGGATGACTTCGGTCTCGACACGGTCATACTTCTTCATGAAGTCGGAAGTGTGCGAGGTGGTGATGACGAGCACGATGAACGAAACGCACGGCATGCGTTGGACGCTGTCGAGGTGTTCGATGACATGGGGCTTGTCGTTATTGTTGCTGGTGGATTGAGCGTTGCTCATGTTGGTGTTTGGGTTTGGGTTTGGGTTTCGTTTCAGCCAGCGGGTTCACCGTAGTTGGTGAATTGTCGCTAACATCGACAAAGGAATAATACCATGGCATGGGTAGATGCAATGGGTTGGTGGTTGGTAAAAAGGAAGCGTGTAGACGCAGAGGGTGTCGCACGAAGCGTTCTCTTAATCTACACGCTGAATCGCCTTAACAGCGAATTTTTCTAGTTAATCTTTTTCAGATAGCACGATGACGATAACAATCGTGCTAACGACTACTTCAACTAGGATGGACACTTAATTCAGCGAAGGCGTATTGGTCAGTACGGTCTCGAAGAAGGACTCATCGACCATCAATCGATTGAGCGTGGTAAGTGCACCAGTATTGATGCGGTCACTCACTTCAACCTGTCCACGGTCATCATAGTGGCGAGTGACTCGCTCCGTGATGGCATTGTATAGGTTGTAGAGATTGCGTCCGCTGTCTTCAGCATACGAAGGGCGTTGCCAGACTTGCGACACTTCCTTGTAGAAGCGTTCGCTCATCGTGCCCTTGTGCACGAGATGTTGCAGGATGACTTCACCCTCACGCTGTTTGATGTCTCGGTCAGCGAGAGCACCGAACATTCGGAGAGAGTCTTCAAACTGCGTGACGGCTTGTGCGATACCCAGCGACAAGAACTCAAGGCTGATTACGCCTTTGTGTCGCTTGTTAGCGGAGATTTCGTTGGTCAGCGAGGTCATGCCGTTGGTGCACACGAGGCGAAGCATCCCGACACGGAAGAGTGCTTGAGAAGAACCGTCATGCGAATTGCGGACGCTGATACGCATCGCAAGTTCGTCACCCTTGTTCATCTTCGTACCCTTCACGAACCTCGTGAAGTTGCCGAATGTGTAGTTGGTGCTCATGCGAGCACCGTAGTTCCAGACAATCGTGTCCTTCTTGAAGTTCGACAGGCCTTGGTTGTGAAACGCAAGTTCAGTCTTATCAAGCAGGTCACAATGCTGGATGACGGAGTAGTGCTGGGAGACTTGTCCCACCACGACACCGTTGTCATCACGCCTGTTGCACCAGTAGTTCGTAGGAGTTCCGTCTGCTGTGAACAGCGGCTCTTGCGATACGGTGAAGCATGCGTTGTCATCCGTGTCTTTAAGGCCATCGAGATAGTTCTCCATGGTCTTCTTGTGGATGATGCGGTTGAGTTCCTTCTTATCTTGTTGTTTCATGTTGTTGTTTTGGGTTTTGGGTTAGCCGTTGGCGGGAGTGCCTTCGGAAGGTTCTTCGTCTTTGCGTACACGAGAGTCGTAGAAGCGAGGCTTAGTTGCCTCGGCATCCGCAATCTTTTTGATTGCTTCGTATAGCGGTAGTTTTTCGTACTGCTCGTGGTCTTCGTGGTTGCGAGAGAATGACGCAAGGTCATCACCTGCTTCACGAGAGAGGGCACGAATTAGCCAGTCGTTCCATTCACGCTTGGACTTGTGAGAGACATTAGTCCACAAGCCCCACAGATTGATAATGTCTGTGGGCTTTAACTTGTGCTTCTTGTCTCCGACATGCCATGTGTTGCTCCATCCAAGGTCATTAAGGATGTTCAAGCGGCGGTGACACTCTTTGAAGTTGTCTTCATTGAGCGGGTTGTTTGCCGTGTCGTACTGTAACGCAAGTTGCGTCCATACGAAACAGGTTGCCTCGACCCAGTTGCAGTTTTCTCCTTCACTATCTTTGTACTGGAAGTCTTCCAGTTTCTTGGGTTGGGCGTGATGTTTAGCCGTGTATTCGTCACACGGAAGGTGCCAATCTAGGCTCATGGTGTTTGTGTTTGTGTTTGGTTGTTACTTGGTTTCTTCATCTTCCACACGGTCGATGAAAGTGTCTCGATACTCGTCAACGATGCGGACAACCTTGATGACTGTCGCATCTACTTCGGAGTTTTCGGAAATGAATACTAGGTCTTTCGACAGACCGTGAGAGCAAGGGTCGAAGTTCACAGACCACTTGCCTGTGTGCTTAACCCATTGCTTGAACTCATGCATCAACTCTTGGGACATCGGGCTTGGGATGCCCAGATGAATTCCATCTTTGTTGATGAATGTGGTTCGTACTTTTACGAGGAGAGTTACCTCCGTGTATACTGAGGACAGCATGTCGCTGTATTGTGCTTCTTGTTCCATGTTATTTGGTGTTGCGGGTTGGGTTGATGAATGTGTTTGGGATTGCTTCTTTCTTGCGGGCTTTGCCTTTGGCACGAAGACCGATTACTAATCCAGCACGCTTGTCTAGTTTGTATCGCATGTCTGGGTTTAGAAAACGGAGGTCGTGTTTGTCTCCATCGAGCACGGTGTAGCCGTTCCATAGTTTCGGTAGCCTCTTGTTACGAGGCGTGTCGAAGACTACGGAAACATTGCCACCTTTCTCCAGCACGGTGAACGACTCATCAAGCCTACCCTCTGCGTGAGAGTAGGTGAGATGGTAGTTCTTCGGGCCGTATCCGTTAAGCCACATCAGAACTCTGTCTATCGATTTCGAGTAATCGTAGAATTGGATTTCTGGGAAGTTCTGGATGACGCTGTCGAAGTGCCATTGCTCGTAGATGTCCGATGTTCCGTTGAGGCGAACGCATGGTTTCATCTTGTTCTTCTTACAGAACCGAATGTGAGCCTCGATTTCTTTGCACAGTTGCTCGATGAACTCGGCTGTATGCTTTACCATGAACTTGGTTCGCTCGATGCGAGCCTTGTTCACGCTCGGATAAACCGAAGCGTAGCCAGAGTTGTACAAGCAAAGTGCACGACAGTCGTGCGTTGCCCAACGACAAGTGTTGGCGATGCCAGATGAATTTGACGGAGCCAAATACATGATGGCAGTCCTCCAACCAAGGCTGTCACCCTTGGTCGTCTTGGCGTTATTGAATGTTAGGAGTTTCATTATCGAACGGTGCGGCAGGGGTTGAATTGGCTTTGGAGTCGAACGCTTTTGCGAACAATTCCTTAATCGTCTTTTCAACCGTGTCCTTGACGAGGTCGTTAACCATCATCTTGAACCAGTCACGCTTGAGGTCATCAGCGATGGCATCGCTCATGTCGCCACGAGTCATGACATCGTCTTCGTTGAGGTGCTCGGACTTGAGCATCACATCGCTAGGACTGATGTCATCCTCGGTTAGCATGCCTTGGTCACGCCTCAGACTGCGAGCGAGTTCGTGCAGTTGAGAGCCGCTCAAACTATCGAGAGCCTGCTCGACATCGTAAGTGATGTCACGGTTGTTACAGCAGTCATCCACGATGTCGCTGAAGTCGAAGTCTTCGATTGCCGACTTGACTGCTTCTTCGATTGCATCGCTTTGCACCTGCGTGTGTTCCTTAATCAACTCAATCACACGCTCTTCGGTAAGCGATGTGGTTGCATTGTTTGTGGTTGCATCCGCAACCTTTTCGCCTATGGGCGTGAAGGTGATGCTGATGTTGTGGGTCATGTGCATCTCGTTAAGGAATGCACTTACTTCTTGTTCGGTCATGGTTGTTGTTTTGGTTTTGGGTTTGCCAGCCCCAGCGGCTCACCGACATTGATGAGTTATCGCTAGAACCGACAAACCAATCATACCATTGCTTGGGCAAACGCAATGGGGGCAGACCTCAATTCCGACCAATGAAATCAAGGGTTTGCTCGCTCACGCACCCAGCCTGTTGTTGTGGCTGAATCGCCTTTTTATGAAAATTTTTTTAGAATTCCTTTTGCCCAAAAATTATCCCGCAGGAGGAGGAGGGTCTGAATTCGGAAGGTCAATGACTTCACCCTCAAGCATCTTGTTTAGGTGTTCGTGACTAATTCTGAGCCTGTTCTCAACAATGACGGTTGGCTGGTCTTGGAGCACGGCAATCTTATCAATCAAGATAGCCAGAGAAACTGGCATCATGCCAATCGGGATGTCGTTGATTTCGTTATTGAGGCGGTTAGCACCCTTCATGACGATGTTCTTGAACAGGTCAGCGGTCTGCTTCTTGTAGTTGCCAATATCGATGTTGCAATCGCCCATGTCTTGCCTTACAGCGACCACGGTATGGCTGGACACCTTCACTTCATCTTCGATTTCCTTCTGCGTATGGCCTTGCTCCGTCATCCAAACGATTTTCTGTTTCTTTTCTGGGTCTAACTTCTCAAGAGAAACAGACTTGCCATCGTTTTTGATTCTGTCTGGCTTAGACTCGTATTCCATTTTTAACACATAACATGCACGAATTCCTAGGTCAAACAGAAACTTGGCTGGTTATCCCCCATGAACCGCCTACGAGCACCCACCAAGCGGCCCTAAGAGTCCTAAAGTCCAGCACAGGCAAGATGTTTGTGGGGAAGATGAAGAACAGCAAGATTAAGGGCTGGATGCGTACCTTTGAGCCTTGGGTGGCTGAATCTAAGCCCCAGCATCCCATGGAGGGGCCAGTCGAGGTTCACATCAAGTTGCTTTACAGCCCTCCCAAATACTTGCTCAAAAAAATTCACAGGCTCAAGACCCTGCCCAAGACCACCAAACCAGACTGCGACAACGCTGTCAAGGTTATTTTGGACTTGTTCACAACTCACGGATACTGGCTTGACGATTCACAGGTCTGGAGTATAACCATTGAGAAGTACTGGAGCATCGAACCATCGGTGCAGGTACTCTTCAAACACACAAAACAACAATGAACCCACAAGTACTAAACATCACGGAGGCCGAGTACCGCTCGCTTCCTCACCTCAACGCATCGAAGTTTAAGGCCTTCTTTAAGTCGCCTTACCACTTCTCTAAACAGGAGTCTCCCGAAGAGACCGAAGAGATGCGTATCGGCACGGCAGTTCATGCCCTGCTCCTTGAACCGAACACCTTTGCTGGCAAGTTCGCCTACGCTCCTGTCGGCCTTGACAGGCGTAAGACGGAGGACAAGCAGAAGTATGCTGAGTTCGTTGCCGCATCCAGCGGTAAGGTCGTCCTTAAGGGCGAGTCTCGTGAGATTGTCGATGGCTGTGTGAACGCCATCTCGTGCCACCCTACGGCTGTTAAGATTATGCGTAAGTGCGACACCGAGCAGGTGGTCGTTGCTGACCTTGTCGAGGGCGTTACCTGTAAGGGCAAACTGGACTTGATGTGCGTCCCTTGTGCCGTCTTGGCAGACATCAAAACGACCAGCCGAAGTGCCGACCACAAGGCCTTCACCTACGAGGTGGAAGACCGCCTGTACTGGCTACAGGCAGGGTTCTATGCCCTGCTTGCCGAGGCCATGTACCAGAAGGAGTTCAAGTTCTCGTTCATCGTGGTCGAGAAGGAGCCGCCCTTTGGTGTGGCGGTGCATGCCTTCTCTCCCGAACTGATGAAGCAGTGTAAGGATAAGGTTCGCCTGTTGCTCACGGAGTACAGCCATTGCCAGACCCACAATGCGTGGCGTGGCATCAATGACTCCGTCATCTCAAGCCTCCGCATCTAACATGAGTCCAAAGTTTACTGGCGTATGGGTTCCAAAGGAAGTCTTGGAACACGAGGGTCTCACTGTCACCGAGAAGGTGGCTTATGGGATTATTGACTCTCTGGATGGGGAGGACGGTTGCTACGCCTCCAATGGCTACCTAGGCCGTATCTTGGGGGTATCCCCGAGGCAGGTGAAGAACATCGTCAACGCCCTGCTGGAGGCTGGCCTTATCACCCGACAGGTGGAGGCCAACCAGCACGGCTCTGTGCGGTATCTGCACACGGTAGCCAAGAAGGCCTTGGTCGAGGTAACCAATTTCCCTAGGGCTGGGAAATCTGTTGCACCCGAGGAGGGAACTCTACTTCCCCCTAATAGAAAAGAAGATAAAAAAGAGGATAAACCTACCCTAACCCTTCCTTATGGTGAGCCTTTCCAGTTGGCTTGGGAGAAGTGGGTAGCATACAGGATTGAAATCAAGAAGGCCATGAAGCCCACCACGATGCGTGAGCAGTTGTCCATGCTCGCAGGATGGGGTAGCGAGTCGAAGGCCGTGAACTCAATCAACAAAAGCATTGCCATGGGCTGGCAGGGGCTTTTTGCTGACAACGCAGTCAAATCCAAACCAACACTAACTAACAACGACCATGCCAGAGGTTTCTAAACCCTCCATCAAGGAGGCTGTCTACGAAGCGTTCACGCTGAAGAAGCCAGCCTCGTTCATCCACACCAACTACGGCTACTCTTACCCTGCTATCAACAGGGCTAAGAAGCGTATGGACATCACCCTCGTGAAGTTTCGCAAGGATGACTACATCATGCAACTGGAGCGTGAACTCCACGAACTGAGGACCAAGTACAATGTCAAGTAAGTGCGTCCACTGCAAGTCTGACGCAGTCCCTGTGTGGGACTCGTCCAGCCAGAAGTTCAAGCCCTACATCGCTGTGTGCCTTGAGTGCTTCAAGACCAAGGAGCATCACGAGTATCCGTTCAACTACCTTGAGGTGTTCACCAAGAACCATTGGCAGTTTGCGGCTATCCATCCGTCTACCCCGAGTGCCTTCATGGCTACTAGGGATAGTCTGCTTTCTCCCGCTATGCAGAAGGCAATCGAGGAGTATCGCCCCAGCAAGACCCAGAGCATCCTGCTCCATGGCGTGACTGGGACTGGCAAGACTCGTGCCGCTTGGCGTATCTACAACATGGCTTGGCTCAACGCTTACCCACAGCGTTCCGAGTTCATCACCATGCGTAGGCTGGAACAGAAGATTGAGGAGGGCTTCAAGAACGGCAACCATGGCGAAGTCCTTGAGCGTCTCATCGACTGTGCCGTGCTGTGCATCGATGACCTTGGCAAGGAGCGTCTGACGGCTCGCATGGAGTCAGACCTGTTCGCCATCATCGATGAGCGTACCGCCAACGAGAGGGCTACAATTATCACCACGAATTATAACGGTAGCGGACTTTCCGAACGCTTCCAGAATTCCGAAACTGGTAGTGCCATCGTCCGTAGGTTGAAGGACTACTTCAAAATCTATGGGGCTTCTTAATGTATCAACTCTCTGCCTCATCCTCGCTCTTGTGGCACCCTCAAGCCATGCGTCAGAAATGGGCAGAGTTCTTGACGCTGTCTCATGGGCAGAGTCCAAGGGCGTACCTACCACAGGTGATGGAGGCCGCTCCGTTTCCTCGTACCAAATATACGACATCACTTGGCGGCACATCACTGAGATACGAAAAGCCAAGGGACTCAAGACATACCCTCACTCTAAGCACCCAAGCGAGTCTGTCGCACGAGAGTACGCCAAGTCCTACCTTGAGTGGCTATCTGAGATGCATCAGAAGCACCGACTGGCACGACCTTCGCCAGAGGTATTATATCTCATGTACACCATGGGCTGGTCTGCCGCTAGGGCAATCGGGTTCGACTATCATCTTGCACCTTCTTACAAGCAAAATGGTGTCAAGCGTTTTCGTCTAAAATACTATGAATAAATCCGAAGAATACTGGGAGAACAAGTGCTCCTACATTAAGCACCATTATTCACTTGCGGAAATGCACTTGGACGAGATACTGTCCGACATAACAGACCCAGAGAAGCGAAAGATGCATGCCCACAAAGTGTCTTTCCGCAAAAACCTGTTTGACAAAGCAATCAAGGCCGATACCTTTACAACTTCCACCCACCATGAATAACGAACACAGCCAAGTAATCAACGCACAGAAATATGTCATCCTTTCGGACGGACGGATGGCACGACTGCTGAAGCCTGTAAAGGTTTCCAAGTACAACTACTACACCTACCGTCAAGACGATGGCAAGGTCAAGCGGGTCAACATCGATTGCATCGATAGCGTCCGCAAGTCTCTCACCCAAACCCAAACTAACTAATACCCATGGACGAAAACTCGTTTGAAAATCGACAGGCCAAACTTTGTGCGGCCCTTGTCAAAGCCATTGCGGAACTGGAGGATGTCCAAGCGGACTCCACCAATCCATTTCATAAAAATTCCTATGCCAGCCTATCGGCTCATTTGAAGCAAATTAAGCCAGTGTTCTCCAAGCACGGCCTTGCTATCATCCAATGCCCTGTTGGCATTGACGGTAGCATTGGTGTCCGAACCATTGTCATCCATGAAGATGGCGGCTCGCTTGAAGCGGACTGCACCATCAAGGCTGACGATAAGATGGACGGTCAGAAGGCTGGCTCTATCATCTCGTACATCAGACGCTATTCGCTGGCCTCCGTGGCGGGTATCGCTACGGCTGATGACGATGCAGAGACCGTCCGTGTGGCTAACACTCCTGCCCCTTCCAAGTTCATTCCTAACCCTACCTACACGCCCTCCAGCGGTGAACCCGACTTCACCCTTGCTGTGCCGTTTGGTAAGGCCAAGGGTACTGCTCTGCAAGACCTGCCTGTGAGCGACCTTGACTACTGGGCGAACAAGTGGGAGCCGAAGCCGTGGGAAAAGACTGGTAAGGTCAACCCCAAGGACTTGCTCCTCAAGAAGTCCGCACAAGCCTTGCATGCCATGAAGTCGTCCCAGCCCTCTGGTGACGATGTACCCTACTAAGTAACTAGACCCTGTAGTTCAACGGATAGAACATCTGCCTTCTAAGCAGAGAATCTTGGTTCGATTCCAAGCAGGGTCATTTACTATGTACAACAACAACAACCCAAAATCTAACACCCTTAGGGCGTGTGCCATGATGCTTGGAATGGATGTCCAAGTACTGGCTAACCTACTCAACTTCTATGAAAGCGAAAAGAAGCGTTTTGAAAGTGGACAGCCGTCTGGCCTATTTGGTGGGCTGGGCGAAAAAGGGGGGGAAGCAACGGTACATCATGCTGACCCTAAAGGAAGCGGAGGACATACTCGCATATATCCGCAAAGAGATTGATATAATCCCAGAGAGCGTCCGCTACCGTGACTAAATTTAAAAAGCGTAGGCCAGAAATTATGAAGCCAGCACTCAAACAACTCACTCCGCACGAGAAGAAAGTCATCGCCACCGTTGGACTTAAGGTGTCCGAAATGTGGAAAGACCTGTTCTCTAGGAACAAATGGAAATCTCATGAGTAAAAGACAAACATTCGTTGCTGTCGGTGATAACCATGGAGACATGGTAGACCACAGCGTAGCCGATAGCCTATTTGATTTTTGTAAGTCGTTTAAACCCATGCACCGCATCCATCTGGGTGACTGCTTCGATTTTCGTAGCCTAAGAAAAGGGGCTGTCGGAAAGGAAGAAGACGAGTCTCTCTATGAAGATGTCTGTGCTGGCAAGGAGTTCATCTCCAAGTTCAAGCCAACCGTATTTCTCTATGGAAACCACGAAGACCGACTCAGTCAAATCATCCACACATCATCTAATGGACTTAAACAAGACTATTGCATGGAACTCGACTCCGACATCAAACGCTTTCTCAAGGAGCATGGATGCCGTAAGATTTACGAGTACCATGCTGACGAGGGAGTTCATGAACTTGGTCCGATTCGCTTCATGCATGGTTACACATGCGGTGTCAACGCTGTGGAAGAGCATGCTAAGCATTATTCGGAGCCAAGAGGAGCAATCGTCATGGGACACATCCACAGGATTGAGCAGGTCTGTGCCAAGAAGCATGGTGGTGCGGTTGGGTTCTCGGGGGGCTGTCTCTGCAAAAAGGGGGATATGGCATACGCTAAGAACAGACTCGCAACCAGCCGATGGGGCAATGGATGGGTTTACGGATTTGTTGAAGGTAAAAACTGGAAAATCTGGCAAGCCCACAAAGTTGGGTCCAAATTCATTTACTCCCATTCCGACCTGTGAACAAAGCGAAACTGAAATTTCTTCAGCAGATTGTGCAAGACTCCTCTGTGGACATCGTCCCCAAGGGGTGGTTTACATCAGCGGAGTATGGAAGAAGAATCAAAAGGCATCAAAAAACCGCTCAAAGAATGCTCTCAAGCATAAAGCGAACAAGGCCAGACCTTATAAAGGAAAAAACATTCACCGTAAAAGTCGGAGAAAGAACCTACCCAATTAAACACTACTATGTCGAAAGCGAGAAAAGTAAGCAAAGCCGAACTAAAAGAAAACGATGAGACTTTTAAGGGATGCGTTTTCCTTGAACCAAGACTTTGGCTTGATTCAGCCATACTTGGCAAGGATGCCTCTACTGGGGGCATCATCTACCATAAGCCAACAGTCATCGAATGCTTTGTGGCTAAGGACAACCTTTCGTATGAGCAAGCAGAGGAAATGGTTGACTACAACACGGAACGCTCGCTGGCCTACATGCCATCGCCACAACCCATCCTTCAAGATGATGATGACCAATACATCGATGAACCGACAGGCGAAGGCGATATATGGACAGAGGACGATGAATAGGACTATCCTTACTTGGTAGGTAGCAAGTATGGTAGCCACTGGCACGGACTAGTCCCAACAGCCACAACAACAAAGCCACCTACACTAGTCCTGCGTACTCGGCAGTTTGCTAGTGCGTGGCTTCCTGTCAATGTGCTTGAAGGCGAAGTACACGCCATACAGTATACCAACGATTAGCATACCTGCAATGGTGTACCCGAACCAAGGTTGCATCAGCACGGTTGGGATGAAGATTGGAGACATGATGCAACCCATACCAACAGCACCGCACACAGACGCAGTAGGATACCTACCCATGAAAATCATACCCGCACACATGAGCATAAAGAAGCCACCGACCCACTTGCATGACGCAGTGATGTCATCGAGCGTCTTCTGAGTTGCCGCTCTCTTGGCATCTGCCTCCTTCTGTGCGTTTACTAATTCAATCTGTCGTTTTAGCGATTTATTTTCTTCGTTTACTTCTTCTACCTTTTTGTATAATTTGGTACTCTCTGCTTCAACTTTTAGTGCTACTGCTTTTGAGGCCTGCAATGTTTTTTCATCTTTCAGTGCCTTTTGCATATTTTCAACTTCTGAGGCAGACGGCTCTCTGATACCAGACAGCCTATTGTAGGTTAGCGTCAAAATATCCTTGGCTGGGCTAGGTGCGGTAATGTCACGGACAACAACTACTCCAGCACCAGCCAGAGCAATCTCCGACTCAAGGTAATCGATGTAGATTTCATGCTCTGGATTATCAACTACCTCAACCTTAGTTACGGTCTTCTCGACAGGAGCAGACGAGCAACCGACAAGTAGAAGGGATAGCAGGGCATACCTCACGACAACTTTCTCCGCACTCTGTCAATCAATCCTTCAAACAACTCTGGAGCAATCGCTCCGCTGATGCTGTAAAGGACAGACTTAATCATTGGTTCAATGTCCGTGTTAAAAAGGGCAAAGTACATTAGTACGCCAGTGATGCCACCAGCGGTAATGTATCTGCTCCAACCTATGAACGAATATCGTTCCTTTGTGAGTAAAAGTCTGGCGAGCATACCAAGTGCTCCCAGCATGGCGATAATCCAACCGCCTTTGTGCAGTTCGTCAGCGATTTCTCTTAAAGATTTATCTTCCATTGTATTCAAAGATTGCGGTTACGGCTTCCTGTTCGCTCTTAGTCTTGCTGATTTGAATACCGTTGGGAGAGAATACCAAGAAGGTGCTCCTCCAAGCCTTGGCATCAAGGGCTTGCTGGCGAATGATGGTAAAGCCTTCATCGTTTGTGACGGTTGTCCAGTCATTATAGACAGGGGTGTTAGACTCACCCATCATAATCGGACCTTCGCTACGGACGGTAAAGGTAGTCTTAGCATCAGCCTTGCTTGCGGCCTTGTCGGGAGGAGGCGGGGTAAGGTGGTCGGGCATGTTGGCACTGCCACCGACCTCTTCAACGGCCTTAGGCTCAACCGTAGGCATGTTCCTATTGCGTTCCTTGGCGGCAAACAGTTCCAGTCTGGCCTCGGCAACCTCTTTACGGATTCTCCAAGAGCCGTTTACCTTTTCGTAATCACCGCTATGGATTCTATCCCATGCGTCAGACTCGGGGTACAGGATTACCTTACGCTTGTTGTTACCAACTTGGATGAAGGTAGTGTCAGCGTACACGCCAATCTTAGACAGGCTTTCGGTCAAGTTGGTGATGACATCGGGAGGGATGGTGCCTCCGTGCCTGTCGAAGAACGACTTGGTGAAGGTGCCAAGTTTGTCGGCAGGAAGAACCTCACTGCCAGCCATCTCCTTGGTAATAAGTGCGGCCTTCTTAAGGTCGTCAGCGAAGAAGCGGATGGCTACCTGTATGCGGTCAAGGTCGGGGGCGGTCATCACATGGGACGGATTGACCTTAAGGTTTCCATCTTCAGAGGTGTGTCCGTTGAAGAACAACTTGTAAGACTTGCCGTCTCTGAACGCCACGAACATGCCGTTCGGAGTTCTGAAGAAGGTGTCGTTGGGGTTAGGGTTGACCACGAGCGGGAAGCCCATGTCAGTCCACTGCACTGAGGTAGCGGGGTCGGGTGACAGGAGTTTAAATCCGTCATCAATATCGAGGACATTCTGAAGGGCATCGGGTCTGCTCTTCATGAATTGTTCGGTACGACCACGGTAGACCTTAAGTGCGGACTCGGTCTTAGCCAAGTCGATGTAGGTCTGCTGAACCCTGCGTACCTTGTCTTCCACTTCGGCAGTTCTAGCCAGTTCAATCTGAGCCATCCAGTCTCCAGCCGTGGCTTCAAGGTAGGGCTGTCTTGCTTCTCTTCTGACATCAAACTCAACCTGCCTTCCCTGTTCCTTAATCTGACCAATCATCTGGTGAAGGAATTTAACCTTCTCTTCTCCCTTAAGGGAAAGGAAGACAGCCGCATCACGAGGATTGTCGAAGATGGTTCTGAGCGTTTCGGTTTGAGCGTTGAAGAAGGTGCTAAGCATAGCCTTCTCATAGAGTGGATTGTTAATGAAGTCGGACAGGCTCTTGTAGTTACCAAGGCCAATGTTCACACGCTCAAAGGAGTGAATTACAAAGTCCATCTCTTCGATGGTCAGTTTGTTCCAGTCGATGTTACCGTACTGGTCGAGGTTCTCTGGTCTGGTCAGTTCAGCAAGACGCTCTTCACCGCTCAGTCTTGCAATGGCATTCTTGGTCTTGTTCTGGTCAGCCATGGTTGCCTTAACCCAGTGGTGGAACAAGGTGTTCATTTCGTGGATGTTGTACTGCTGGTCAAAGGTCGGCTCCATCTCTTTAACGCCAGCAATGTACTCCTGTCTGACAGAAGGCTTGGTCTGGACAAAGTCTGGGTGACCTTCGCTGAACATCTCTGGGAAGAACATGCTTACCAACTTCATGTCTTCAGCATCGACTCTGGCTTCACCACCCTTGGCTTGTTCAGCCTTCATTCTCTTGGCGTGTGCATACGCTCTTGCGAACATGTCAATCTGGCGAAGGCCTCGCTGTCTGCGGATGCCTACATCGATGTTTTCGTTTTCAATGACAGACTTTAGCGTAAGGTTGACACCAGTTTCCGCACCATGCGTCTCACCGTATCTCCAACCGCTAACCCTTTCTCCACCGACAACGCCAGTGACATCGCTTTCAGAAGTCTTGGGCACAACATCAGAGAAAGTTCCGTCCGCTCTCTGGGTTCTCTGTTCGTACAGAGGAACATTCTTAGTAGCAGAAGGAACTCGGGTGTTAGTCTGTGCATCAATAGGAGAAGGCATGGACGAAGCCGCCTTCAAGTCTTGAGGAAGAGGATAGATTTCTTCAAACAAATGAGGCAGAACATATCTAAGAGGATGGTTTGAAGGGAAAACCTTGTTAGGGTCATCCTTGATTCCCATTTCTTGGTACTTCTGTAATGCCTCCGCATCTTCTGCGTTGATGGTAACAAGCCGTTCCTTGACTGCCTTAACAAACTCAGCAGTCTCATGCTTAAGTCTGGTCTGGATGATAAGCATGTTTTCGTTCTGGCGAGTGATGTATGCCTCTTCGTACTTGGCCTGTAACTCCTTAGGCATCTTCATGTAGGCATCAAGGAGAGCCTCCTTATTTTTCTGATGGGTCTTGTTATAATTGGCTTCAATCTTTGCCCAAACTTTTTCCATCTGCTTTGCCCTCTCAACATCATCTGGGAACTGGACTGCAAGTTTACGCTCAATGTTACCCTTCTGGGTGTAGATGTTAATCTCATCATTGATGAGGGTGTTCATCGCTCTTCTAAAGGTAAGGCCTTCTGGGGTGAGGTCGTGGCTCATGTCAAAGCCGTCAACACCACGGAGGTTTAGGTCAGCATCGTCAGCCATCTCCTTCTTCGTGAGTTCATGGTCAGCCTTTTCAAACTTAGTGTTGTCCTTAAGCAACTGCTCAAGGCTCACTCTGTTCGGATTGCTTTCATCCATGGTAGACCTGTACAGGTCAGTCATGTCAGACAGACTTCTCTTAAATCTCTGGTGAAGTTCGTGAGGGCTGGTGTATTCCTCCATGACCCAGCGACCAGACATCGAGTCCCACTTTTCAATGGGAAGGTATCTGGAGAGGGTGAAGTAGTCAGCCTTGGGTTCAAGGTTCTGAACAACATCGGCTTCGTACTGGCTGAGTGCGGTATCGGTATCGATTTCCTTGGCCTTTGACTCGTCAATCTTCAACTGAAGTTCATACTTTCTGGCCTCCTCGGGGGTCATCTGCTTAACCACGCCACGCTTCTTGCCGATTCTGATTTTCTCAAGAGGGTTCATCACCCTGTTGTTAATCTTACCACCTCTGGCGGCTTGTAGTTGGTCTTCAAGCAACTCGATTTCACGCTCAAGACGGATATAGTCATCGCCCTTAATCTTTTCTTGAAGAGCGTTAAGCGTATCCTCAAGTCCGAAAGGTCTTACCAACTTGTCGCTGGCAACGCTTGCTTGACGGATTGCGTTGTTGATTAGGTCGGTAACAGCATCCTTAGGAAGTGCACCTCCGCTGGCAATCTGGTAGTCGGCATGCTCCATGCCAGCACCTCTCGGCTGGTACTCTAGCAGGAATTTTTCGTGCTCAAGAATTTCTGGCACATCCTTAAACATGCCGCTCTGAATGATTTTCTTTTGTACATTCTTGTCACGAAGGAAGCCACGCTTAGCCAAGAAGATTAGGTGGCTGTCTCTCTGCTCGGTAAGGATATCAATCTCAATGTTGTTCTCCTTAATGGCTTCCTGCAAACCAGTCTTGGTGGTAGCAATCTTTCTTCTCTTAAGTTCTTCAAGGTATTCCTTGTTGATTTCCTGCAACTTCTTCAACTTCTCACGGATGAGGGCAGGGTTTTCCTTAAGCACTCTGGCTACACGCTTACGCTCCTCGATGAAGGCTGGCTTAATCATCTCGCCAAACTGTTCGCTGAGTCTGGTAGCAACTCCTTGAATTTTCTGGAAGGAGGCGGTCTCGGGGTCAGTCATCTGACGCATCCACTGTCTCAACTCCTTGGTACTCTTGAAAGTATCAACTCTTTCAACAGACAGGAACTCTCCGTTCTCTCTGAACCTAATCTTAAACACATCGCCAAGGGTCTTAAACGAAGTGCCACCGCTTGTCTGTTCAATCTGGTTAATCAGAGGACCAGTGTTGGTCTTGCTGTCCTTCTTGTTTCTTCTGACGGCACTAATCTTAGACTGATTGGAGTCGGAAGTGACAAGAATCATGTCTCCAAACTTATAAACGGCAAGGTCTCTAAAGTCTCTTTGACTGTTGGGAGACGACTGCTCCGTCTTAGTTTCGATAATCTTCGGTTGATTGGTCTCAGACTGGGGCAGGTTGGGATTGTAATCTGGATTATCAATCGCTCGCCTAACCTTGGAGACACTGCGAGGGTCAAGATACTTAATGTCAGTTTCTGCCTCGATGAGGTCAATGAGGGAGCGACCAGCAACTGCATCAAGCCTCTTCAAAGACTGGAATACAATGTCGCTGGAATTGTTCTGGTGCAGGTCAAGGATGGCAAGACGCTTGGCCTCGGCAACATTGGTAAACACACCACCAATCTGGTTTCCGTTGGGCTGGTGTACCGTATATTTTCCAGTAGTAGAAGGGAAGGTAAGCCGCTTAATGGTCTGCATACCTTGATGGTTTTGAATCATGTCATCAAAACTTCTGAAGGTTTCAGACTGGGTTTCACCTCTAAGGAATCTGTCCTTGTCCCACATAAAGTGGTAGCCTTCTCCACCCTCAATCACTCCCAGTTCGGAAGCAGGAACAACGGTGATACCCTTTGCATCAGAGGGGAACGCAGACCGTCCAGCGTACATGCTCTTTTTGTCAAAAGTAAAAATGCTACGCTTGGGGTCGAACTCAAACGGAGAGTCGTAGATGTTATCCACGAACATGACATAGGCAGGTTTGCCGTTAGCCATTAAAATCTGACCGTTCTTACCCTTGGTGCTAACCTTGTTCTCACCCTTAGCCCACTCACGAATTTTCTTGGCGTGAGGAGAAGAGTTAGGCTGAAGCCACTGCCAGATTTTGTCGGGTCTGATGTTGTTAGCATCGCCCCAAAGTTGCTCAACCTGTTTCGGGGTAGCCAGAGCAAGGTCAGCAATGTTCTGGTCAGTCCACTCGCTGAAGTCCATCTTGGTCTTCTGAGCAAGTTCCTTTCTGAGACCCTCGATTGCGGTTCTTACACCATACTCTCCAACAAACTTATCACCAGCACCTCTTCCAGTAATCTCAACCGTGACAGGCTGGAAACTCATAGAGGACGGAAGTTTGATTTTGTTAAAATTAAGTCCGATGGGATTAGCAGGAGGTTCGTAAGCCTTAATGTAGTGACCAGAGGTAGGCAGTTCTGCACGAACCAGCGGACCTTGGGCTTCTACTCTTCCCAACTTATCGTAGGTAGTGTACTCGTGGGACTCCTTCCAATTCAGCGAATGAAGACCATGCTTAAGGATGTCAGCCGCCGCCGCTCGCAGGTTGGTATTGGTCTGGTTATAGGTTCTCGTGAACGAAGCGGTGACTTCATTAAGTCTGGCCTTGGCGGCAGGGTCTGTCTTTGCGGCAAGTTCCAACTGCTTTGAGATGGCTTGCATCATGACCACAAGTCTTTCGGTGCTACCCTTCATGCCAGCAGTACCCTTCAACTGGCTCACGGCACTGTAGGCCGCATCAAGCATGTCGTAGTTCTTCTTGAGTTCTCTGCCAGATTGACGCTTTTCGACAACCTCTTCAGCACCACGCTGTCTGGCTTCGGTAGCAGTCAGTTGGGCTTCGGTGCCATCAGAGAGTCTGTAACGAGTCTTGGCTTCGACAGCACCAAGGATATTTTCGGCAACATCGTAGACCTCATATGCCGTCAGTGCGGTAATCAATTCCTCTTCAAGAGCCTTGAGTTCGCTTTCATACCTGCTCTGCATCTGCTCTCTACCTGCCGCTGACTTTTCAAACTGTTCTTTTCTGTCAACGGCTCTCTTTCTTAGGGCGTGTTTACGCTTCCAGTGGTCCATCAAGGCCGCATCAACCATGTCAAGGTGACGCTGGACAATGTCGGGCGGCAGTTCACCGCTAGCCCTGTACTTAGCGTACTCGGGGTCAGACAGGGAGGCAATGACAGCCATGCTGGCCTTCTTGTTCTTTACCAGTTCAAGGGGTCTACCCTTAAACACGCTCTTCATTACGGAAGAGGATGCTTCTACTTCATCGAGCAACTGAAGCGACAATCTAAGTTGCCGTCTACGAGCCATCTCCTCCTCATTGGTATTCTTGGGACGAAGTGACTTCTTTTCTTCTGCGGCAATCCTTCTGAGAAGCATGACTCTTTCTTCAGAGACTTCTTTTCTAAGTCTGTTGGCTTCGTCAGTTTTAAGTTTAAGTTCCTTCGCCTTCTGCTCAATCTGTTCTCTGGCAGTAAGCACAGGCTTCTTCGTTTGCCTAGGGGCGAACACACCAAAGATACCTTCGTCAAAGTTATTTCCGTCAGCCTGTTTGAAGAACTTGGTATCATGGAACGACACAGCCTTGTTGCCGTTCTCATCTCTAAAGATGTATGCGTACTGCTTACCTTGCTCTGGACCCCAGCCAATATCAAGGACATGGGTCATTGACTCAAAAGTGATGGGTCTCTCGACTCTACTGTGGTCAATAATAAAACCATGTTCATGGCTAAGGTAGCCAGCGGTAGCCTCGCCAAATGCTTCTAAGGCATGGCTTTCATCGAAGTAGGCAAACATAGTGCCACTGGGATGCTTAGCCACATACATGCGGAACGGCTCTCCAGTCTTAGACTTAAACCAAGACCTGTCGGTAAACTCGGAGTCGGCCTTGGTCATTTCAAAGGCCAGATGGTCTCTGTTCTTTCTCTGTCTGGGCTGGAAGCCACCCTTGGGCGGGACAATTCCAGCAAGAACTTCAATCTGACCGTGAGTTCTGATGAACCTTTTAGCATCCTTAACATCTGCAAGAACCCAGTCTGGACTACCGTAACTGGTATTCATGTTCATGTGCACATTCTCATTACCAAGCATTTTAATTCTTTGGTGAATGGGGATTGCCATATCGTTAATGATGGTAGACTTAACAAAGCCTACCCCTCTTCTGTAAAGATGTTCAAAGGCTTCTGCGTAAAGCAGGTCGGAACCTCCAAGGCCTCTGTAGGGGGACTGGACATCAACACCACCGATGCTTCCAACTCGGAACGCATCTCTGTACTGTTGCGGAATACCCTGTAGGTTAAGCCAACCAGTATCAACGGCACTTGCAAAACTTCTCATCTGACCAACAGCCAGACCAAAGGCTTGAGGCTCGGTGCTAAATCCGTTAGTTCTGTTAGGGTCTCTGAGGGAGATTTGCCAAGAGGCTTGATGCGGGTAAGCAAAAGCCGCTCGTCTTGAACTCATGCTTCTCGGGTAATCTCTGAACTCAGTCTTCTTGTAAATCAAGTCTCTGACATCCACTTCGCTGACTCTATCGGAAGTAATACCGCCAAACTGTTCGTTCTGTCTGACGAGTCTTCTCGTGGTCATGTACCCTTCGGAAATGGGTTCGTGCCACTGAAGTTCAGAATCAACTCTGTCGCCAGTTCTGGAGTAAGAGTCATCTCTCACTCTCGGTTCGGGCAGTCTCTGTCTGGGATTGAAGTTACCCTGTGCCTTTTCGTAGGCATGGTCGTGACTGTAGAAGAAGCCCTCGCCATGCATGTGGCGAATCTTGCCACTGATTCTATCAAGACGAAAAGAAGTCCACGGAGTGAACGCTTCGTTCATCTGGCTGTTTCTAAGTTGGGCGTGAAGCGGGTAGTTGTAACCCTTTCTCTGCATGTAGGACGCATCAAATCCTTCCTTAGGAGGATGAGCACCAATCACAGCGTTGATGATGTCACGCTTGGCTCTGCCAATCTTACCGCCACCAAAGAACTCGGCACCAGCCATAGCGATGTCGCCACGGCTATAGTTGCTGAGCAGTCTCTTAACATCGTAATGAATTTCCGCTTCGGAAGAATAGACAGCCTTGATGTAACCGTTGCCAATTGAACGCACATCGTCAGTCGGACGCATGTGGTTGAACATGTAGTTCACTCTTCTGTCGATGGCGTAGTAGTCGATACCATTGACCATCAACTTAGGCTTGCCGACCTTCCAGTAAATGTCGGGGTCATCGATTCCAAGTTTCTCACGGTCTTTCTTGGTGAGTCTCTTACGCTCGTAAGAAAGGATTACTTCGTAAGGGATGACATGCCTTTCCTTAACCGTTCCAGCATATCGAGTATTGTCTTCACCAGTCGGAGAACCTTTGAGAGTGTGAGAGAACTTCTGCGTTTGTGCACTTTCATAAGTAAACTGGAGTAGGTTGTTTCCATCGATGCCAGCCTTGTAGGCGGTCTCGGTTAGAGCCATAAGCCTGTTGGCAATCGTAGAGCCGAACGCATCTTCAAACAGTTCGTACTCAGCCTTGGTCATCATGCCCTTAATCTTAAACTGCTTCGGGCCTTCGTACTGGGCAAGTTCGGCACCCTCTTCGATAGAGCCAATGGTATCTCCATCAACTTCATCGGTAATCTCGGCACTATCCTTCTTGTTCTTTTCAAGACGCTTGGCGGTTCTCTGTGCGTCTCTTTCAAGTTTACGCTGGTTCTTTTCGTACTCCTTGTTCGCCTTAGTAATTTCTGCCTTGGTCGATTCAAGAGAGCCTCTTCTGGAGCGAGCGGCATACGAACCAGAATAGGCGGCTTCTTCCTTTGTCTTAACTTCAACAAGGGAGAGACCCTTCTCTTCTGGCTTAAGTTTGGAAAGGCCAGCAATCAAGTTGGTGAACCTTCCTTCCTGCTCGGTATTGTACTCTTCTTCGGTCTTAGGAATAAATCTTCCGTTTACATCTTTCTTGTACAGGTGGTCGAGACCCTTGAAGGTAATCTCGTGGTCGGCAAGGCCTTCAGTGACCCTAGATGGGAAGCCTCGGACGGTGTCCTTATCTCTCCTCATCTTGTCTACCACAATCTTCATTACTCTATCGAGTTCGGGGACAACAACTCGCTTGCCCTTTGCATCAAGGAAGAAGCCTTCGGGGTCTCCAGACTTAAACTGAATTCTGCCACCAGCCTGTTCGATGTCGTGACGCATCAAGCGGTGCACGGAATCGAGTGCGGAGTTCCAAACGATGTCTCCGAAGTTATTCAGAGGACTGTCGCCACGGAGAAGGTAGTCGATTGGCTTGGACTGGACATACTTGCCGAAGTAAGACTCAGCAAGTTCTTCAAAGATGGGATAAAGGGTTTCGGGCTTCTGACCAGACTTCACCATCTCAATGGCATCGTTGAAGTCCTTCAGCATGGAACGCTGGCTACCCACCTGCGGAGAGGTGTCGTCCAGTTCCATGTAAGCGTTTCTAAACTTCTCAAGCAACGAGACTCTGGCCTCGACAGGCATCTTGTACAGGAAGCCATCAGAGTCGGTGGTGCCAAGGAAGCCCTTGGTAACATGCTCCTTTAGAAGCGTACCGTACCTATCATTAAGCAGTGCGTTGTGAAACAGTTCTCCAGATACAGCAGTCGGAGCCGCATAATCAGCGTTGATAATCGTGTAGATTCTTCCATCTTTCTTTCTGGTGGTATAGCCACCGAAGTTGCCGCTTCCAAGTTCTTTCTGGTATTCCTGCCAGTCAGCATCGGACATCAGTTCCTTAATCTTTTCAGTGGTCAGAACGAGGTGGGTGCTGTTCTTCTGTAGTCGCTCGCTGGCGGCAATGCCAGCCATGACTCGGTACATGGCTTCTTCGCCAAACTGCTTCTTGGTGTTTTCAAGCAAGACATTGATGCCTTCTTTCTTCGGAGCATCAAAGCCCTCGGATACATAGGCGAAGTGCTTGAGCACATTGTTAATCTGTTTCTGCGTTCTGTTGCCGTACAAGCCATAGACAGAACCAAGCATGTGCATGGAACCGCCAAGGCCAATACCAGTACCTACGCCATGGTAAAATCCTTCTTCACCACCAAGGCCATAACCAAAAGCGGCACCATACATAGAGCCGTGGAACGAGGCCTTGCTCATGCCACCAAGGTAATCAAAGAAACCGTTGGAGAAGTTGGCAATCTTGCCGATGGTTTGAACACCCTTGCTTTCGGACTGGTAAGCCAGTCTTTCGGCAATCGTAAGATAACTGGGCTGTCTAGCGAGTGCCAGTGCTTCAGCAATAGTTCTAGAACCAAGTTCAGTAACCTTTGCGGTAGCCCACATACCAGCGGCGGCTCCAACATAAGGCATCTTGACAAGAGCGGTACCCATCAACGCACCCTGTGCGGTACGCATAATCTGCTCCTTGGGAACAATCTTACCGTTAGAAGTGGTGATGTTCTCAATACCGAAAATGTTCTCAATCTTGTTGCCCACATAGTTGTAAGCACCTTCGCCAACGCCAGCAACCTTGCCAGCCATTGCTTCAAATTTGAGAGCCTGTTTTTCTGCGGCAATAGAACCGTGAGCAAGAATGTTGCTAAACTTTGAGCCAACTTCAATAGCCAGTGCTGTCTTTGAAAGGCCACGCATTATTGCACCGCCAATCTTCATGGGCGGGAAAATTACAGTAGGGTCGGCAACCATGCTCAAACCAGCAACACCCTCCTTGTTGAAGCCCTTAAGTTTCCAGTCTCCAATGCTAAACTCTGGAGGAATCCATCGTCCGTTTTCCTCGTTGTGCTTCATCTCCTTCTGGAATTCCATCAAGGAAATGTAGTCCAGATACTGCTGTTCGTCCGTTCCTTGGCTGAATAGTGCTCTGTGGATAGGGCTGGAAGCATCATACTTGATGATGTCCAGCATGTTCGTAAAGTATCTGGTGCCAGTCCATGCACCCTCAATGGCAGTGCCAGCAAGCGTGTGAGGGCTTGCGATGTCACCAGTCTTAATCATGCTCCACGCACCACCAAGCATCGTACCAGCCGCATGAGTAATGGCATCAGTCACAATACCCCATCCGTTGGGAGAATTCTTCTGCTTGTAGGCTAGGTACTTCTTGTAATTTTCTGGGGTAGCGAGATATCCACGAGGGCCGTAATTGGCAATCATGTACGCTTCTCTTTCTCCGATGGTGTCATCATCTTCTACAACACCTACTTGTTCCTCCTTAGGCCTAAGCCCTTCTCCAAGTTTTACAGGAACATGTGAAGACAGTTTAGCAAAGTCCGCTTGAAGTTTTGCAAGGTCGGTTGCGTTTTCGTAGTAGTAACTTTTGGGAGGCATCTTTGCGTAAGTTATTCAGACTGCTGGTATTCCTCAATGATTCTTTGCTGTTCTGGGGTAAGATTTGCACCACCCTGTCTGGCTCTGAGAAGTTCAATGGCCTTAGCCTTTGCATTCTTTTTGCTTTCACCAAAGGTCCAACCCTTAGTTCCATCGGCTCTAGCCACGCCAGAGATTTCAAGTTGGACAGCGGCCTTATCCATAAGGACTCGCTTAAGTTGCTTAAGGGCGGCAATGTTAGCCGAAGACGAGAACCATGTCTGCCAGATGTCTGGGTTCTGAACGAGTTGATTAAGTCGTTTCTGGTCATCTTCCGTAACCGCACCTTGACCGATAAGGTCTTTTCTGGCGAGAGCCTGTGCCAGCGTGGCACGAACATTGTAAAGTCTGGCGGCAGTCATGTTAACGCCAAGGAGACCAACAGGTCCGACATTTTCCTGCAACTCAATCAGTGCATCAATGTGGTCATTGAAAGTCTGGATGGGAGTAAGTGCCGCCCAAAGGTCAGCCACGGACTTGCCTTCATTGTCAGACTCACGAGTAACAACGCCATCAACAATGATGTCGCCAAACTGACCCTTGACGGTTCTGGCTCTGACTTGGTTAGCGTTTTTAATTTCTTTAAGTTGAGCCTCAGAGTCAGTCATAGTCTTGGCTTCAGTCTTGGTAGTAGCGTCAACCCAGTTAGGCTTGTCGCCAGTTCCTTGGTTAAAATAGGTCTTGTAAGTTCCGTCTGGCTTGCCGTCTGGTCCGAAATTAGGAACATTACGAACCGTCTGAGGAACAACAGAGGCAATGTAGGCCTGTTCGGGGATGGGAGGGGTAAGACCCTTCTCCTTCCACCTTGCGACAGCCTTCTGATAACGCATCTTTGCCAACAGGCTAGCGTCTTCAACCTCTACTTCGACCTTCTTGGTCAACTTTACAGCCTCAAAAGAAAGGGCAAGTTTATCCTTCTCGTGCTCCTCTGTGGACAGGTTGTGAGTAAGTTCGGCAATCGTGGCTTCTTCATTAAAGCCTAGTTCAAGCAGTCTCTTTTTAACCCAACCCTGTAACTTCTTCTGCTCTTCTGCGGTAACAGACCAAGCCTTTTCTCTTACGGCAGAATAATTTGCAGGAGTTAGTTCATGCGGAACAAGGCCAAGAGCCGTGTCTCCTCTTACTAGTCTTGCATACAAAGCCTTAGCATTTTCAGCAGGGCTAGGCTGTCTTTTGCCAGTATCGTCAACTTTTCTTTCTCCACCAACATCAAACACCAACTCGGGGGCAAGGCCTCCAAGTTTGTCCATGAAACTCTTTCTAACACTTGAAATGTGCTGTTCGGTTGCCGCAACCTTTTCAGCGTTCAAAGGAAGACCAAATCGTTCAGCCAACTGTTTGGCATCAACGCTAGCCGCCCACTTGAAGGTGTCCTTGTCAAAAATCTCTCCAGTCCAAGGGTCAATTCCCATGTTAACAAGGTCAAACTCTTCAACCTTGTTACCAAGTGCGGTTACATTCTTAACACCAACAGCGTACTCAACATCCTTAGTTACGGTAGGAGGCTTAACATCGGCACCTTGAGCCTCAAGAAGGAACTGACGCATTGCTTCTGCTTCTGTTTCAGCCTTCTTAGCGGCGGCAACATTGTACACCGCCTGTGCGGCCTGTGCACGATGGGCTTCAGCGGAAGCCTTTTCGTTATCAATCTTCTGCTTAAAGGCGGTCTCGTCTTGGACGGTCTTATGCGTCATCAAGAACTTGTTAATCTCATCGGTAGCCAACTGACCAACGCCACCGCTAGACTCAGCCTTCTTAAGGAACTTGTGAATGTACGAGGGGGCTTTATCACCCTGCGGACCGTACTCGGAAGCAAGACCTTCAGCGACACCGATAACGGTCTTACGCTGTTCAAGCAGTTTCTCATAATTGAGACGCTTGTCCTTTAGTTCTTGCGAGTGCTGTCTAAAGCCCTCACCAGAAGATTCAGCATTAGACCTCTGCCATGCCAGCAGATTAGGGTCGCTGTAAGACTCAGCCATTAGGCAAAGCCTCCAGTCCAAGCACTGATACCATCATCAACCATATCTCCAGCAGTGCTCCACATGTCCTGCTTCCACTTCTGCTTGGCAAGTCTGTTGGCAATGTCAGCCTTATAGCGAGCGGCATCCTGCGAGAAGCCACGCTCAGACTCGGGATTAAAGATACCAGTGTTGTACTGACCAAGCATCTTGTTGGCACTGCCATAAAGACCAGCAGACATGTCCATCTGCTTGCCACCACTAAGGGTAAGGTTAGCAATGTTGTCAGCCACTCCAGATTCGTTGTTATAAACGCCTTGGAGCATCTTCTGACCCATCATCATTCTGTCCTGCGAGAGGTTGTAATTGCCAAGCACATTGGCGGCAACCGCCTGTCTGCCACTAAGACCCTGCATGCCAATCTGTCGATTAGCGTTCTGGGTAGCCATAAACCTGTCTTGGGGACTCAGTTGACCAGAGGCGTACTGCATGCCTTGATTGTACATCTGATTCTGGGCAGACTGCATGAGCGGTGTCATGTAGGCGTTTCGAGCCGCACCTTGCAGTCGGCTCATCATTCCCAACTGAGCACCACCAAAGTCTTCCTGCATGCCAATGCTCTGGTTCTTGGTCTGCTGAAGCATATCAAGATAACCAGCATTGCCATTTCCACCAAACAACTGACCGCCTAGGGTGGACTCGTTGAGTCCCTGCCACTTAGGTCTCCACTGGGCTTCTGCATTCAGATAGTTCTGTTGCCAGCCCTCCTGCATGTCGATGTTCTGATTGCCGACCTCGCCATAAGTCTTCGGCAACGGCATGTCCTTCGGCTTGGACATGAAACCAGCAACAAGTTTTCCTACGCTCATTTTAGAATTTGATAATGTAATTTAGTGCCACATTTCTGGGGCGGGTTTCAGTGCCAATCTTGGCAGTGTTGGTGTCGTGTTGACCGTCACCAGAAAGCGGGGCTGAACCCATGCCAGCCCACTCAGAATCGCACCAGTAATTAAGCCATCCAGTTGCATATCCGTAGCCGCCATTATAATCACGACAATCTGAGTTGGGAGTAATGTGCTTGTGTGCTTCAAGTTGCATGTTCTGCTTAGAGGCAAACACACGACCACTATCAACAGCAACAGCAGGAGTACCTTCAGTTTTACCATTAGACCAACCTCTGATGAATTCACCACGAAGGTCGGGCACCTTAAAGTCAGCCTTTCCAGTACCACCAAAAGTAAGACCAATCAGAGTCCAAAGCGTTTCGTACTGGGTATTGGTAACTGCGTTCAAAGACTGACCATCGCAAATAAGCCAACCAACAGGAGGGTTGAGAGCAATGTAAGCAAGAATGCTACCAGCAGGAGTAAGGCTATCTCCAGAAATCGCTTTTCCACCAACAGTAAGCGTATCAGCAGTAATAGTGTTTGCATCAAGGGTGTCGGTTACAATGTCAATTGCGTTAATGGTTTTGGTAAACTGACCCTTAGTCTGCTTAAACAATGAACCACCCTTTGTAATAAGGATGTTGTCGGTATCTGCGGTAATCGAGTTAGTGTCCTGCTCGTCAATAGCCCCAGCAGTAAGTTCAGCGTTATTTACATGAGCGTTAAGGTTTTCAGCCGTAACTTCAGATTTAACGCCACTAGGTTCGTATGTCCAACCGCTATTAATTTGTCCCATGTTAGATTTCGCTCTTTAGGTCTCTACCAGAAGCAGTGGCTTCGGCAGTGATTGAGAAAATAGTTGGTCTACCTTGAAGTGAAGTCAATTCAAATTCAACAGAAGTACCCTGTTTTCTGAGCGGGAACGCACGAGTAAGTTCTTCACCGTTTGAAGCCGTAGAGATATCAGCCAAAAGGGTGGTATCGGGGTTTACGGTGTGTGCGGTAACGGCAATAGCCCCCTCAAGTCCATAGTTTGCATACATTTCGCATGAAACAAAACGCTTGGTTTGAAGGGTTTCAAAGTTGTACTGCCTAGTTTTGGCGTACATTTGAATGTTGCTGTAATCAAACTCGTACTCGTTTAGGTAAAATGTAACCCACTGGGGCAGTTTCTTGGCACCCCTCGTCTTTCCAAACTGGTCAACATCAAGTTCTTCTGCAAGGAATAGACCGTTCTTATTATCAAGGAAAAACAGTTTCTTCTGGCTACCAAATCTGGCTACAAGAATGTTATCGATGGTAAACCCAATAGGGTAGGTATCAACGGACTCCCAGTTGCGATTGTTAAGGTTGTAAACGAATACGCTAATACGCTGAACGCCATCTAGGACAATCGGAACGGACAGGTAGTATCTGCCAGCAAAGATTTGGCCTACAGCCTTGTAAGAGTTGTTTACATCAATAAGGTCAACATACTTCTGGACGGTCTTAGACAGCGGGAATGTGTTGGCGATAAGTTGGACATCCAGTTGAGGCTCAAGGGCAAATACGCCAGAGCCAGACAGGAAGAACACAGAGCCAGAAACATTGCCCATAGACCTCTTGGCTACGCAACCGATGTCAGTAGTGAGAGCCTTGATAGTAGTATCCTTGAGGACAATTTCTGGGCTGGTAGTGTTATCGGAAATGACGGCCTCGTAGATGCTGTTTGTTTTAAGCACCAAAACCTTGTTGCCGCTCCAAGGATAGAAACCTACAATCTCTTGGTCGTCACCAGTGTTAATCTGGAACGCTTGAACGGTTAGGTCAAATTCCCAATCTCCGTCTTCGTTGGGAAGATAGTACGATACGGCAATCTCGTCACGGCTGTACTTAAGGTACAGTCTGTTTCTAAAGTAAATACCGTTAGACGAAGGTGGGAAAGAGCAATGAGTAGAGTCGCCATCTACGCTACCATCAATGGTTTTCTGCGTAGTAACCTGCACTGAAGTACCATTAAAAACAAGCGGAGGTCTGCCCTTGCATACCAAGATAGGCTTGTTGTTAATATGGTTAGAGGTAGCAAGGCTTCTGACGGTGAACTGATTTGTGGACTGAACGGATTCAACAATGAAAGTGCCGCTCATCTCTTCTTCAACCGCTTCAAGAATAACTTCGTCACCAACTACAAGTTGATGACCAAGATTGGTAGTAACTACGATGTTCCAGTGGTTGTTTACATGGACATGGCTTGCGTGTCCTTCTCTAAAAAACTCAGACTCACCACGCAAAATGTAGATATTGTTTACGGCCTGTAGTACTTGCGTCTTCTCTTTTACAGCCTTTCTTCCAGTAGGGAAATTGTACTTAGAACTCAGCGGTGAAGCCGAGTTCATGTTGTACAGGTACAGTCCATCCTCAAGGACGAGCACCATTTCTTCGGTGCCATCCTTTCTGACTCTTACGCCAGAAGCAATAATAGAGTCGGCAGGGGTGGGGAGGATAATCCCCTTGATGGTGTCAGAAAAGAACTGCTTTAGTCCTTTTCTTGTTTCCAGTGACTGTAGTTCAAGACGAATGTTTCTGCCGTCTTGTAGCACACCCTCTTTAAGAGCCGTACCATTGCTCCGAGTGTCGATAGACAGAAATTGAAAGTCGCCTTGCTTTTTTCTGACACTGTTATTAGAATCTGCCATTTCATATTAGACAGACGGTTCGGTCCAAGTGAGACCAAGGTCAGTAAACGACTTAATCAGTTCTTCCTTGGTAGGCTTGTTAATAAGGGTAAGGACAGAGTTAGCCTTACCACCGTGAGGGAACTCACGAATAACATAGACCTTCTTTTCAATGGGGTTGTAAAGGGCGTTCCAGCCCTTGGGAATATCGAATTCTCGCTTTTTATTCATGGTTAAAATGTAATCGTAGTGGTGATGTAGCCGCCTCCGCTCTGGTATTCGACACGAGTCTTTACATTCGCATCTCCATTCCAGAATTCGTTGGATTCAAAAATGATGTACCCACTTTGGAATTTGTCAAGGAAGGAAGTTCCGCTGGGGATAGCACCCTGTCCAGACATGACCCAAGGGGTAACATCTAGGCCAACTTGAAGTTGACCGCTATAAGAGCCACCGCCATCGCTCACATACCAGTCAAGAAGTCTGATAGAGCCAATAGAGGGGGTGAAGACAATAGCACCATCAGAAAGGTAGTTAGAACCCCATTCAAATGTCGAGCCACCCATGCCATCAGCAATTTCAGACCCCCAAGAAGTGCCAATATTTACATCGGCATACTGGTTGTCAAGGTAATAGCCGTCCATGTCATTGCCAGAATAATTGATGCTCTGGTTAATGGGGCTTTCGCTGTAGTTAAGTACTGTGCCAGCAGGGGGGTAGTCGGGAGGAGGAGGCTCGTTACAGTTGTCGTTTACATAATAACTGCCATCACTGTAAATAACTTGGCAACAGCCATTGTCGTAAATGATGTCTCCATTCATTGCACTCCAACTGTTGCTCCACATCCAGTAGGTGCCACACATGCCATCAGCATACTCATCCTCAATGTTGTAGTTATAGGTAAACTGACCAGAAGTACCGCAACCATCCCAGTAAATATACTGTTCGTCTACATTTCTAGTGTTTCCAGTAGCACCAGCATCTGGGCAAGGCGGGTTACAGTTGTCGCTTACAGTGTAGTAAGGATAGTTGTAAGAGTCGTAGTAAACATAACAGCAATCGTTGTAACTGTAAATAGTAGTGCCATTTTCAGCCGAGTAAGAGCCAGAAGGTAGCCAGTAAGTACCACAATAGCCATCATGATACTCAGTTTCAATGTCGTAAGCGTAATCAAAATATCCGCTCGTACTACAACCATCCCAGTAAATGCTACTAACATTAATATTTCTGGTGCTTCCAGTAAGCGTGTCTGCATCTCCGCAAGGATTGCAGTTATCGTCTACATAGTAATAACTTCCATCCCAAATGACTTGGCAACAACCAGTGTCGTAAAGAACATCGCCAGCAGGTCTGTTCCAACTTCCAGTAAGACTAAGATACTCACCGCAGTTACCGTCAGTGTAAACATCATAATAGGCAAGGCTAGTATCGTTGTAGCCATAATTACCACAACCAGACCAATTAATTCCGTTTCCAGACTGCTCGTTTCTTAGAAACTGACCAGCAATCGGGCAAGGGAACAATACCGACCCTAGGCCATTTCCAACAGAAATGACAAAACCGTTATTTCTGAAGGCTTTGTTAAGCATTAAGCCGTAGCGTAGGCAACATGAGCAACCACAGAGCCATCAGACTTCAGTCTGACAATACCGTTATAGTTGTCAAGGGACACATTCGACTTAATCGGGATAAGCAGACCTTCCGTAGAAGTTTCATTGAGGGCCACATAAAGGGCCGTGGTGTCGCTCTTATTCTGAATTACGACAACCACTCTACGCTGGGGAGCAATAGCGGCAGGAAGGGCAGTGACCCAGTTGGTGCCAACCGTGAGGTCGTCATGGATAAACTGCCGAAGAAACGGAGAGGAGAACTTGATATTGGACATTAGGAATAGGGGTTAATGAAATTGATTCTACGAATTTGGCCCTGCTGTCGAGAGATTTTGTCGATTTCTTCGTCAAGGAAAGCCTGTGCTTCCGCTTCGGCAATTCTCGCAGAGTCCATTTGGCCTTCACTTCTTAGGTAATCTGCAAAAACCGCCCTAGCAACATACGGTGCAAACTCATAGGGAATCTGAACCTTCTCCCATTCGTCAGTGTGTTCGGACGGTCTCTTGTTAACATTGTTTACCTTGCAGTTATAAAAGTTGCCAGAAAAGACTCTGCCAGCCTGTGGCTTGTAAGCACCACTAAGAGAGCCGACATCAAAGAAGGCCTGTGAGCCTACCTTGTATTCAACGGCCTGTTGCCATCCCAGTCCAAACAGTTCGGGGGGTCTGGTTCTGTACTCTACCCAAACCTTACCTTCTCTGGCAATCGTAAGATAGGCCTTAGTGCCATTTAGGATAAAGGTCAACTGGGCGTTTCTGGTAGTGCTCAGCGGGTTGAGCGACCAGATAGAAATAACGGTTCCGCAGTCAGCGGGAAGTTCAAAGGCAGGAGCACCGTTAACCTGCGTAAGGAGAACTTCTTGAAATTTGATTACCTGTGGAAAGGTATCGTATTCCCAAACATGACGAAGCCGAAGAGCGGCAAAGTCTCTGATTTGGGCAAAGGTAGGGTCGCTAATCTCGTCACGGTCAAGACCGCAAAACTGGATTGCTTCAACTAGAATTCTCGAAAAGTCGGCAGTTCTCATTAGGTAAGATAACCGTCAGCGGTAAAGATAGCCCCATTGATGGTGGCGTTCTTCATGTAGTTCTTAACCGCACATTCGGGATTGTCACGGAAAAACTCTTTGACAAATCCATCGTCCTTCCAGCAGTCGTATCCAAGACGCTTGCCCCAGTAATGGTAAGAGGCGGTAGGGATTTCCCCCACCAGCCTCCCCATACCCTCGATGTTTTTAGCATCGTTTTGGTTATAAAAAGCACCAAGTTGTCTGGCTTGGTGCCTTGCTTGAGTTTCCTCCATCCTCCAGCCACGAAGCAACTCCTGTTCCACCCCCTTGCGGAGGTGGTCTGGAATTACTTCAGACAGGTGCTGGATGATGTTGTCCGACACTTAGGCAGTGAAGTCGAGTTTGCCGAAGGCGAGCGGGTTATGGATGCAAAGACCCAGAACCGCTTCAACCGTGCGAGCAGGACCGCCACCGAAGTCGGGGAGTTCTCTGACCTGTGCGACCTGTCCACCATAGCGAACTTCCACCATGTCGAACGGAATCACATAGCCAACGAACTTGTTCTTCAGCCAAGTGGAGGAGTGCAACTTGAGTCTACCGAAGTCGCCTTCAAAGACCTGCACGGTAGCCGTGTAGGTGGAGTCGTCAGCGTTACGGTTGAAGGTGCGGACAGCACTGCGGGTCTCAGCAGAGCCAGAAGAGCCAGAGGTAAACACCAGATTGGTGAAGCCACGCTTACAGCGGGTACCAATCAGAGCGTCATACTCCTTGCTCGTGCCAGTCTGTTCATAAAGACCAGTAAGCAGGTTCTGGATGTTTTCTTCGGTGAGGTCGTTACCAACCGTACCGTAGAGATGCTGTTCCTTCGGCATCTGGAAGTCTTCGGGGACAGCGAAGTAGGTGTCCTGTGCAACCGTACCAAAGTTAGCAGGGTTAGTGCCAATGTTAGCGGAGGTAGCACCCTTGACGGCAAGCCACTTGTCAAGACCACGAGTGAGGTAGGGAACGCCACCAGCACCAGTGTCCTGCTGAGCACCCTGCGAGCCGCAGAGCGTGACTTCGATATCACGCTTCAGCATCTTGATGGACTTAGCGACATTGTTCGCAAGTTCATCCTTAACGCCAGCGATATTCGTAAGGTCGAGGGACATCGGAGACACACGGACCGTTCTGCGGAACATCTGAGGATGCATCGACAGTTCGTATCTGTACTGCTTGGTCTGACCGTTAACGGTGTCCTTGACATAGTTCTCAACATCAGTCGAGACATTCACATCAGTACCATCGATAACGCCACCCGCCTTAACAGCAGGAAGTTGGTCAACCTGCCAGCGGAAGTGCGTGTTGCCAGGCTTGGAACCCTTCTTAGCCATGGAGGTGAAGGGCGTGTCTCTCGCATCAACGAGAGCAATGAGGTCAGCGAGGTCTTCCCGCTTACCAGAGGTAATATTAGGTTCAGTAAGAATAGCCATAATTATAGGAACTTTTTGAGCAGGATTTCCTTGAGGTCATCACCGTTACCATTTGCTTTGTAACGAGATTCGGATTCCTTCAGTCTGCTGTTTGCACTGGAGGATTTAGGAGCCGACCCACTAGGTCTAGGATTATGAGGAGCCTTCGTAACGGTCTTGGAGGTCTTACCTTCTCTGGCTTTGACACCAGCGATGTAGTCACCAATCACCATCTTGTAGTCGGGGAATCGGGTAATCTCGGGGAAGGCCTTCAAAAACTGGTGAGCAATTTGCTTCTCACGAGAGTCGATGTCCTTCTTCCAGACAATACCGTATTCCTTTTCGGCAAGGTTTTCAAAGTTATCCTTGGCTCTGACATACTGCATCCGCTTAGGAAGGTGCTCTTCAAGTGCGTCAATCGCATTCAACTTGATTTGCTTAACATCCTCTGGGCTGTAGTAGGTTTCGTTGCCACTAGCATCGGTGACCGTGTATCCGTCAGAATGTTCTTCGCACCATCTACGAACAGACCGTGCCTGAGAGACTTCGCTCTCGATTTCTGCAACGCTCTGAATGTGTGAGTACGGATTATCCTTGGTGGAAACAACAGGCTCAGATGTAGACTTCTGATTTCTAGCGGATTCAAGTTCCTCCTTGAGTTTGGCAATCTCGGCTTCGGCTTCCCTACGCTTCGACACCAACTTATCAATTCGCTTCTTTACTCCCTTAGAAAGACCCCTGTCCTCTTCATTATCTTCGTTCTGTGAATGAACCTCTTCGCCATTTTCCGCTTCGGTGTCCATAGGCTCACCGTCACTTGTCTGGTCTTCCACTTGATTACTATCGGACTCGGTGGTGTCCGTTTGACTTTGCTCGGTGGAGTCAAAATCCCTACGGAGAATATCCGCAAGGCGTTCCTGTGTTAAGGGTCCGATTTCCTTATTTACGACATTAGTGTCTTGCGACTCGGTGCCATCGTCCTCACCGTATTCTTCTTCGTTATTCATGAGATAATTTAAGCATTCTCAAGTCTGCTTTGACTTTACAATGTTTTGAGAAAACAAGGAAAACAAAGTTACGGTACCTTTACTTTAATAAAGGTCAAGCGTATTAAAGCGAATTTAATTCCTCGTCCGTAGTCCAGTTAATATTCTTTCTGTCAAGAGCCGCTTTTCGCTCTTCTAGGAACAGTCTTTTGAGGTCTCGCAGGGCAGAAGCCCTACCACAGGCATAAACCCTGTCTTCACCCTTTATGTCAAGAGAAATGGCCTCATCCGTCTCCGCTTTGATGTTTAAGTCAATAACGGTCATAAACTGAGTCCAGAGGTCGCTTTTGCCCTCAAAACCAAAGGCTTCTCGATTATACCTGTCCATTTAGGGGCTGTTGGGGTTGCATCTCTTGGGTCTGCTGTACGCCACCCATTGCGGCTTCCTGCTGAAGTTTGTCAGCAACAGGGGTTACGCCAATTCGACCAATCTGCTTGTTCTGCTGTTGCATGATGGACATTTGGAGGTTTTTGACATAATTCTGGAAAATCATCTGGAAGGTCTGGTTCGTCTGCGACTGTTGCTGAGCCACAGGGTTCTTGGACATAATATCCTGCACATACTGCATCTTGGTAGGAGCAGTCGGGTCGTTTTCGACATATTGCGGTTCGTTACCCAGAATCATGAGGGCAATGTCGGTTTGGACATCCCTGTACATCTTCTGAGAGGCAGAGGTCTGGTCAATAATCAGTTCCTTCGCCATATCGGGAGCAATAGCCTCAAGAGCCTTCGCTACCAACTTGTTTTTGTCAATAACGCCACCACTGTCAAGCGGAAGGACGGATGCGGTGATTGCGGTCAACTTTTCCATCACAAAATCCACATACAGGTTACGAATGTCGAACTTGAGTTCAAAGTCGTACATGTTTGCGATGTCAGACATGCTCTGGGTAAGAGGGATGGTTGTAATGCGGACAATCTCTTCCTGCGACATGTACTGAAGGCTCAGTTGCAGAATCTGGACATAAATGTCAGACATGGCATGCAGGAAGTTGTCGGTAGACACCTGCTGAAGCATCTGGGCGTAGGGAGCGGGATTTTCGGGGTCTTGCATGCCAGAGGTAAGTCCGAAGTATCTGGCAATGTTAGACTCGACCTGCTGGATGACCATTTCGGCAAGTCCGACAGTTCCACGAGGCGGCTCCATGAACTTGAAGTCATCTGGACCAGAAACAGGCAACTGCTGGGCAGGGCCAATTCTGCCGATGCCTTGAATTCGTCTCTTCACCATAATCGGAGGGACGGTTTCAAAAGCAGTGCGGTCACGCATCGCATCATGCTGGCCTTTCAGTTCAAACTGCTCGGTCATCAAGATTTCTGGGATACCTCTGGACTCAGCGACATTCTTGCGAAGGTTTTCTCTACGGTAAATGACGAACGGATACTGTCCGTGAGCATAGCCAAGTTTCTCGTGCTTGAAGTATGTCTGGCTAGACGAGTTCGGGCAGAACGCAGTGTAATAGATGTGAGGAACGCCATCTTCGTTAATCTGGCGAGTGTAGGCGTAGGTCACCTCAATCATGTGGTTACCTCTGAACTCAAAAGTGTTGAGGGTGTTGGCACGAGGGACAATGTTGGGGTCGTTGTACCAAGACATCTTGCCAGCAGTGTTAATGGCTTCCTCGATAGCATCAGCATCCCAGCCGTCATTACGCTCCATCGAACGAAGTTCAACTTCGGTCATGAACATGCGTCTGAACACCACACGAGCCTTTTGGAATTCAATAGTTTCGGGCGGGAAACTGATTTCATCAAACGGCTTCAACGCAGTAACGGAAGCCATGTTCTTTACGATGGTTTCTTCAAAGAGAGAAGCGATGCCAACCTCACGAAGGTCTTTAATCATCTTGCGGATGTCCTTCTCCTTGAAGTTTGGCAGTCTTTCGGAAAGAAGAGCAAACGCAAGGTCTTCAGACTCCTCCGACATCACATACATCGGCAAATTGCCAAGCATGGAGTTGGGGTCCATCTGCGAAGCCTCCTGTGCCATCTGCACAAGTTGCTGAAGGTTGATAGTCTGCTCTCGGAGGCCAATCTGTTGGTCCCAACCCACATGCATCGCAGACCAGCCGTACTGATTGCCGTACTGGCAGAAAAGTTCGGTTTCTCGTCTGAGGTCAGAGCGGAGTCTGTTGCCAGTAATGTGACCAATCAGAGTAGCCATGCCTCCAGCCATCGGACCATCTTCGGAGGTTCTTCCAGACACGCCCAACTTGGAAAGTTTAAGGGCGTTCATCAGAAGGGCTACCTGTTCGTTAATAACTCTGTCAACAAGTCTAATTCTGACATCGGACGCACCCTCGAAAGGCATAGCGGGTTCATCTTCGGGCTTACCAGTAGAATGCTTTCTGCCATCAACCGACTGACCGTCCCAACGGCAGTAACGCAGGTCATCGTTGGCGGTAAGTTCGGAAGCGTTGGCTCCGTGGTTAAAGCAACGCTGAAGTTCTGCATTCAGAGCAATGATGTCTGGCTTTTCGCTGGCGTTGACGAGGGGGTCTCCATTTGAATTCATGGAGGGAGAGTAAATATTCATTAGTAGATAAAGGGTTTGCCAATCGGAGTGAAATCAGAGCCAAGGTGGACTGGCGACATAACGGCTAGATAGCGAAGGCAGTCAATGGGGTCTTTGGTTGCTCCCTTCTCACCGTCTGCACCAGTCCACTCCTTTAGGCAGTAAATTAGGTTCTGACATTCTTTGGAAATGAACAGTTTAGGTTCGTTAATTGGAGAAATGGGTTGAGTCATGTCGTAGGAGAACCAGTCGTTGATAATTGATACTCCCTGCTCAATGGCTACGCCAGCGGCAGGTGCGAAGTACATAGGATTGTCTCCGTCATCAAGCAACTCAATAAGAGAGGTGCCGCCATCTTTGCCAATGGCTTGGGTGCCGCCAGCACGAGGGTCAATGTAGCGTTCGGCAATCTCTTCCTTGCCCTCCAGTCGTCTGATGGTATCCTTGATTTCGTCAAGACCCATACCAGCACCGTTTCGCTGTGCGATACCTTCTTTTCCGTCTGGCTTGTCGGAAGGAAGTGCCCACTCGCCCAAACTCATGTCTGGGAATTCCCTGTAGACAAACATTTTGCCGTCCTTGGTCACTCTAAGCCAAAGCATGAACCAGTTTCTTGCACCAGCAGGGTCAACAACCATGTAATTGGTGCCTTCCTCTGGAATGGCCTCTTTTTCTACAATAGAACTTTCGCCAAATCTTGGGAATTGAGAGCCAACGGTGTTTTCAGCGTATCCGTAGGCACGAATCTTAATTTCATGGTTATTTCTGCCATGAAGCGTTTTACGCATTTCATCAAATGGCGAATAAACATTAAGAATTGAGTGAAACCATGCAATTCCTGCATTTGCCCGATGACATTCAGCCGTGAAAGGCATGTGACCACGCTGAACTCCGTTAACATGCGTGATTTTTTCGTCCAGAAGGTCTGCTCTTAGGCTTTTTTTGAATTTACAGCCAGCCACATAGTCTTTAACGACCTGCGAGTAGCCTTGGATAGGGGTAAAAGTGATAACCAACTTGCCTCTGCGGGTAACCACACGATAGCGAAGGGTGTCAATCCAATCTAGAGGGACAAGTTCGTCACACCAGATAAGGTCACACTCGCCACCTTCGATAACATCCTTCTTCTGGGCGTAATTCATGAAAACGCACTGAGAACCGTTAGGAAGAATGAATGTATTGTCGGAAAATCCGTTTTTCTGAGAGTAAGAAATGTTGGTTACCTTGGTCTTTTTGGCAATTTTCAGTTCTGGCGGTAGATACTTGAAGACAACATTCTGTTGCATCTGAATGCTGGATTGATGCGTGGTGTGCAAACACCAAACCATCGCCCTATCTTTGTTAACCATCGTCTGAATGAGCCTTTTTGCCGCCCATTCCGTCTTTCCAGCACGATTTCCACCAAGAACTAGGATTTCCTGCTTATCTTTTAGGATTTGGTCTGCCTCTTTCCAATGCCACGGCTCAAAACCATGACGGTATGGGTCTAGTTTTTCGGCTAGAATCTTGTCTTCCCTAAGTTGGAGTACCTCAATGGCCTTATCTACGCCTAGTTTCTCAACAAGCGACTTCACATCTGGCAGTTTTACTACTGGATGCGGGGTCGGCTTGTATGAGTCTAGGGGGTTATTCACAGTATTTAAATTTCATCACGAGGAGGGACTCCGTAAATCTGCCTAACTGCGGCTTCGTCAACAAATCTTTGAAGAGCCTGTTCCTGTTTTTGTGCAGGAGTAAGATTGTACTTACCAAAACCACCAATTGCTTGAATGTCGTCCCAAGATTGCTGAGCCATTTCAACAGGAATTTGACCAAGTCGAACATACCAAGGAGTTTCATCAACAGGTTGAGCGGGTTTACCTAGATTTTTTATTCTCTCAATAGCCATGCCCATCTGCTCAGTTGGCGTGAGAATCATTCCTTCTTGGGTAATTGCCCCACCGTTAAGAAGTCTAGCCGCATTAAATACATCTGGAGCAAATCCAACGCCTTGAACGGCAGTTCCACCAAGCGAACGAACGGCCTGTGCTCCAGCAGATGGAGGGGCTTCACCAAAACTTAGCGTTCTACGAAGCAAGTTTCCATAAAGGTTTTCATTGTGACCACCAGTCGCCCTAGCATATCTTACTTCAAGAGGAGTTACGCCCTTTTTGTTTTCAATAGCAATCTGACGAAGACGGTCTTGTCTAGTGACTCCAGAAGGTCTTCCAGTGAAAGTAGGAACTTTAGCCCAAGGAGTTCCTTTCCACTTGCTTGCCTCACTTCCATTATCAACTCTTTCAGTCCCATCCCAAGCGGGTTCATTTCCAGCAGGAGACCTGTTTTGGAATGCTTCAATAATAGCCTTTCTTTCAGCCTCTCTAACTGCTTCAGCCGCCTGTTCAGCAGTAAATGCGGTAGTAGCCTCTGCTCTGATTTTGGCAAGCCTGTCAGCCGCAGTTTCAGCAGGAGGAGGTGTTGCCTTAGGAACAGTATTGCCGACAGGAAGAACATTTCCCTTGGCATCCTTGGCAACCTTTTTGGGAGCACCGCCAGCCTTAAACGGACCTTTAGGTCTGTCAACAGGAAGGCCAGCATCAACAAGACCCTTAAACATAGGGTCACCCTTCAACTGTTGAACTACTTGACCAACTTCAGAGGCGGTAAACATGCCAGACTTGTTAGCGGCTTTTTGGATAAAAGTTTCGAGGTCATAAGCACCATGCTTGCCAGCGATTTCACCTCTAAGTTCTGCCGCATTTCTTCCGTTCAAATACGGAACAAGAGTGTCTCTAAAAGCAGAAACTCGCCTTCCAACATCTCCATAAGTAGCCTTAGTGGCAGGACCGCCAGTCTGTTTTCCAGTCGCAGGGTCATATCCGTAGGCATACTTAGGAAGTTTGTCCGCTTCAGTTTTAGCAGTAGGCTTTGCAGGAGGAGGAGTAGCGGGTTTTGCAGGTTGATTTCCTTGCAGAATTTCTCTTGCGGACGGAGTAACAACCATGTTTTTGACAGCCTTAGCGGCACCAGCAACAACATCCATCGTTCCCTTTCCAACAACACCACCAATCATCTTTGCACTTTCTGTGATTGGACCAACAAGGTCAGCAAGAAGGGAAGGGTTTGCAATAGGAGGAGAAGCGGTAACTGGACCTCCAACAGGTTTCGGAGCGTTGGGACGACTTACAAATCCTACCTTAGGTTGACCACTAGCATCAGTTACAACCTTTCCAGACTGACCTACTCCAGCAGTCGGAGTAAGGGGAGAAGTAGTTCCATAAGGAGCACCAGTCTGAATTCCAGAAGGTCTTGCATCTGGAGCAACAACAGGTCTTACCTGTGGAGTCCATTTTCTACCAGCGGCAAGGTCACCTTCAACCTGTACGGTAACGCCACCTTCGCCAACGCCAACTACGCCACCTTTGCCAGCGGCAGGAAAGCCACCCTGTCCAGCAGGAGCGGCAGGAGTAGTAGGAGGAGTACTTGCTGGAGGCTGGGAAGGAAGGTACTTAGGATTCTGCGTGTCTGGAACTCCGCTAGTAGAAGAACTCGGAGGCGGGGGAAGTCCAGCAGGAGGAGGCGTACTGGCGGCAGTTGAAGCAGTCGCACTCGGAGGGGGAGGCAGTCCCGCAGGAGGAGGCGTATTAGCCGCAGGAGCGGCAGGAGCAGGAGGTCTTACAACCTCAGATGGCTTAGAAGTTGCTGGTCCAGACCCTGGAATAACCGCTTGCACGCCTTTTTGCACATTTTCTCCAACGGTATCAAGAGCACCACCGACAGCCGCAATAGCCCTTGCAAGTTTGGGCTTAGTGATTCCTTCAGATTCGCCAAGAGACTTAAGTCGTTTAATTAAATCTTTTCCATGAGTAATCTTTCCTTCATGTCCTTCAGCAGTTCCTGTCTTAACTTCATCTTCAAAAAACGAAATCCATTCTTTTAGTTTTGCTGGTCTTTCTTTTTCTGGCAAATCCATGATTTGCTGAAGTGCAGTAAATGCATCTCTATCATGTCTTGCAGAAAGTTTAGCCGCCATACTTGGATTCCTGCTGTCAGCAAACTTTGGCGGTTTCTCAAAAGGCTTCATTGCTGGCTCCTTGACCTTTTTGTCAAAATTTTCAGAAGCCTTAGCCAGTTCAGCCGCTAAAAGTTTTGGATTTTTACTGTGCTTTTTTCTAAGTTTTTCTTCAATTGCAGTCCAATCTTTTTCCAGTTTATCTGTTACTGCTTTTTGTTTTTTCTGGAATTCTTCCAGTTCAACAGCAAACTTTGCCTTTTCAAGGCGAGTCTCCCCAGCCTTGTCTGCAACCTCTTTAAGAATAGCCTCTTCTTCTGCCGATGTAATAGGATATTGACCATATTTTCCTTGCAGGTCAGCAAGAGTTTGGGGTGGACCAAAAATACTTGTCGATTTGCCGCCAGTTTTTAGGTCTTGTAAGTGACTGCGAGCCTCTGCAAGACTTCCATCAAAGTTAGTACCTCTCGTTGTAAGCGAATAAAGGTGTTCCTTGATAGCACTTTGCCACCACCTATTTGAGTTTTGCTTAGGTGTAGGCTTTGGCTTGGGAGTATCTGGCATAGCAGTAGAAGTGGGAGGAGGTGGAAGGGTTTTTGGGGTTTTTAAAATTTCGAGATTTTTGGCTCTGATGTTTGCATTGTCTGGACTGTTATAGTTGTACTGCTGAAACGAACCTTGAATGGCTTCTCTAAGTTGCGGACTTGTTTTTAAACTTTCTCTGTTAAACTCTGGTAACTCTCTAATAAGTGCTTTGTTTCCTCTGATATCTCCAATGGTAGAATCAAGATGGTCCGCAATTGCTTTTAGTTCTGGAGACCCATAATGAGTCTTCATCTCTGCAATCGTACCTTTATTTACCCAACCACTTTCTTCATTGATACCAAAGATAGGATACCATTTTCCAGAAGAAACTCCAAGAGCATCTTTTCCAGCCTCTCCAGAAGAAAGGTAAAACGGAACATTGTGACCATTAACCTTAACTACGACCATCGGCCTGTTTGGAGCCGTGTATCCGTCCTTATAGTTAAGCATTGTTGCCTTGCCAGACCAAGGTCCAATCATGCCGCCCTGCATTTTATTGCCAGCGTTGTTAGTAATCTCAATCTCGATAGGTTCGTAACTCATTTGTATACACGAAGCCCCATCTTAACGGCATGGAGCAAGTTTTCGCTAGGGGTACAGGCCTCTAGGTTATCCGCACGGTTATTCAGTTTATTGCCATCAATGTGATTAATCTGTAGATTATCAATGGCGTGTTCGTTGTGGTAAATCTTACCAAAGTGGATGCCAACCAGTTTGTGAACCAAGATGGTATGCCTAAACTTGTTATTGCAGAGGGTGACCTTGTAGTAACCCCCGCCATTCTTGTTCTTGGTTAGCACCTTAGACTTAATCTTTCGCCCATCTGGGGTCGTTTTGTCCGTAGACCTAACCTCACCCATGTTCGACACCTCGTAAAGGCCTAGGAACTGCTGTATGGCAATCGGAACCCACTTCTCTTCATAGCCTGTATCTTGCGAACCGTTAGGTTCGCATCGACTTTGTGAGCCAGATGTATTCGATTGGGTCGTAATCTTCTTCTTCCTCGTCTTCGGGTTCAGCAACGCTTTTTACTTCCCATCTTCTTTTCAGACTTCTCATGGGACTTGGATTCTGCACCTT